AATGCACTAAGAACAGGTGAGAGACATGAGAAATAAAAGAGGCAGGACAAAATCTGACACAAAGAACAAGATAATCAAGAGACAGTCAGATGAGATTGAATCATTGAGGTCTCAAATTGAGAAATTGAACATTGACAATGCAAATAAGGATGAGCTTATTCATTCCATTGACCATCTGCGTGAGGAGTTTGAGGATATCATCGACAACTTGAAATCGAAAGAGGCAGAATATGACAAGCTGATTGCAGACCTCAGACTCATGCGCAAGGCGTTTGACCGAGAGGTGTTCGCAAACAGATGGTGGATTGTCAAGAGGCTTATGAAGATTTGATTGTTTCATATATATGATTGGAGGTGCATTGCGTGAAATGCTATGATTTTGAATATGACGGAGAGCTTTTGAGTCAATATGGAATGATTATTTGTAAATTTGGCGGTGGCGGCACTGATACGATTTCGAACGGGTCAGAAATTGAGTTCAACACCGTTTCATCTTTATATGGACAAAGACATAATCTTGTGAACACACGGTATAATGATTGCATCTCCGCAACATTTCAAATATGCGGTAATCCATGTCACTTCGATGGCGCTGGGATAAGCATTGATGAGGCACGAAGTATAATGCGATGGCTGAATCGCAGGGACTTTCATAAATTTAGGCTGATAGGCGATGAATATAGTGACATATATTATAACGCAAGCTTTAATGTCAGTAAAGTTGAGTTTCATGGAGTTCTTTATGGGTTCGAGCTTGAGATGTTTACCGACAGCCCCTTCGCTCATTCTGGTCAATTGACTGTATCCATTAGTGGTAATACCGAAAACTGGAACAATGTGATACCTCTTGAATCTGATGACGAGGGTTTTGTGTACCCGGATATGGAGATAGTTGTCAAGTCCGATGGAGACTTAATGATTGTCAACGAGTTTGAGAATAGAACAACATTTATTAAAAACTGTGTCGCAGGCGAGATAATCAAGATGAGTTATCCTGTGATAGAGACATCTGTTCCCGACCATAAGATTATGGATGATTTCAACTGGATGTTCTTTAGGCTTGCCAATACGTTTAGAAATAACAACAATCATGTCACGGCCTCTCTGCCATGCACTATCAAGATTAGATACTCCCCCATTGTCAAGATTGGGATTTAGGTGGTGTTGAATTATGGCTATTAAAATCAGATTTGATGCTGCCGGTAATCCAGAGGCCCCAACTGTGGTACTTGCCAGAAGAAACGGTGAGAAACTTGGTCAGATTGACGCAAAAAACATTAGCATATCGGACTCTCTAAATGACGCATCGGAGATGTCGTTCAAGGTATATAAGTATCTTGATGGCAAGGAATGCGTGCTTTGGGATGAGATTGTGAACTTTAAGCTTGTATATTGTGTGGAATGGAATGCGTGGTTCGAGATTACAGTTGAGCTAGACGAGTCAAACGATATCATTAAGACGGTGTTCGCAACGGAGCTAGAGCATGCTGAGCTTGGTCAGATTATGCTGCACAATATAGAAATCAACACCGAGACCGACATCGCACGAGAGGACTATAAGAAGCCTACCGTTATTTTCGATGGGACCGACCCGTCAATCTCTCTGTTGAATCGCATCATGGAAAAGGCTCCTCACTATGAGATTACTCATGTTGACTCTAGCATCGCATCTATTCAGAGGACGTTTACTTTTGATAATATATCATTATATGACGCATTTCAAGATATCGCAGAGGAGATTCAGTGCATCTTCATATTACAGGCGCAATCAGATGGTGATGGAGAGCTGAGAAGGACCGTTGAGGTGTATGACCTACAGCAGTATTGCATGAGCTGTCAGCATCGAGGAGACTTTGTTGGTAATTGTCCTGAGTGCGGAAGCTCTGATATTCGAGACGGATATGGCGATGATACCACAATCTTTGTGACTGCTGATGAGCTTGCTGATTCCATTGGATTCACTACAGATACCGATGCTGTCAAGAACTGTTTCAAGCTAGAGGCAGGAGACGACCTTATGACGGCGACCATTAGGAACTGCAATCCAAATGGCACGGATTATCTATGGTACTTCTCTGATGACATGAAGCATGACATGCCGGTCGAGCTTGTCGATAAGATTGACTCATATGATGATTTATATGAATATTATCAGAAAGAGCATGTCGTAATGGAGACGGCCAATCAGGCGCTCAAGGATTATAACAGCTTGGTCACAAAGTACAGGGCGTTCAGAGACGACCTAGAGACCATTGACGTTCCAATTGTGGGCTATCCCGCGCTCATGAACGCATATTATAATACGATTGACATGAACCTGTATCTCACAAGCTCTATGATGCCAAGCCCAGAGACCATGGAGACGGACGCGCATAAGGAAGCCAATAAGCTTACCACGGCGAACCTATCGCCTGTCGCTGTTCAGAACTTGGAAGTAATGTCGAACACGACTGCCGACAATGCGGTTCTTGCAATGGCAAGGATTATAGTTGATACGAGATTTAAGGTCAAGATTGTATCGTCTGGTCTTTCAGGTTTTATGTGGACAGGCTCTTTTGAGGTAACTAACTACTATGATGAGGAAGATACTGCGACAACCGGAAACATCGTGGTACAAATCAATGATGACTATGTTGACTTCGTGAGACAAAAGGTTGAGAAGCAGCTATCCCGTGATTCAGATGATGAGGTTGATATCGTCGGATTGTTCTCCATGGACCAGAATAACTTCGTCAATGAGCTGAGAAAGTATAGCCTCAACAGGCTCAATGCCTTTCAGTTTGCATGTCAGGCAGCTTTGGACATTCTAATCGAGCAGGGCATCGCCAACAAGGAGACTTGGAGTTCTGGCGACACGAACCTATATGATGACCTATATCTCCCCTATTTGAGAAAGATGGACGCAATCAACGAGGAGATTGCGCTTCGAGAGAAGGAGATTCAGGTTGTCGTTGGCAAGCGCGACGCAGACGGAGATGTCATTGAGATGGGTCTACAGAACTACCTAGACGAGTATAGGGACGAGATTCATGATGCCCTTGACTTTGAGAAGTATCTTGGCGAGGATTTGTGGCGTGTGTTCTGCTCCTATCGTCGCGAGGACAAGTATTCCAATGACAACTACATTTCAGACGCTTTGAATAACAAGCAACTTTTCGAGAGGGCGCAAGAGTTCATCGATAGAGCGACATATGAGATTCACAAGTCAGCAGAGCAGCAGCACTCAATCTCAAGTGATTTGAATAATTTGCTGGTGATTGATAAGTTCAAGCCTCTGGTGGACTCGTTTAGCGTCGGTAACTGGCTGCGAGCAATGGTAGATGACAAGGTGTATAAGCTCCGTCTGATTGAATATGAGATTGACTATGATAGCATCGATGAGATTTCTGTTGAGTTCTCCGACGTGATTCGCTCAAAGGACTCTGCATCTGACATTCAAGACGTTCTTGACCAAGCTCAATCCATGGCCACATCCTATGACTCTGTGAAGAGACAGGCAGGCGATGGCAAGAACAGCAACGACAGGTTGAACACTTGGGTAAACGATGGCCTTGACCTTACCAATATGAAGATTGTTGGTGAGGCAGACAACCAGAACATCACATGGGATGCGAACGGTCTGCTCGCTCGTGAGTACCTTCCAATCATCGATGCGTATGATGACAGGCAGTTGAAGCTAATCAACAGAGGTCTATATGTGACAGATGACGGTTGGGAGACCGCTCGTGCTGGTATCGGCAACTTCTTGTTTTGGAATCCAAAGACTCAGCAAAACGAAGAGGCATATGGAGTTATTGCAGACACAATCGTTGGTAACATCATCTTGTCAGAGGAAGTCGGCATCTACAACAAGAACAACTCCATCACGATGGACGGGGACGGCTTTACGCTGACCACCAATGCGGATGGTACCACTCCTGAGAACATATTTACCATTCAAAAGGAGAACAAGAACTCATCTGGGGAGTCTAGTATCGAGAAGCTGTTGTATGTTGATAGCGATGGAAATCTGACTCTAAATGGAGATATTCGCATCACCAACTCATACACTGATGTTAAAACAATAAATGACCTTGGTGATGCAGACAGAATCGTGGAGAGCAGCACGGTAATCTCAAGTATTGAGGCTAATATCAATGGTTTGAGAACCGAATTTGGCAAGACTCAGCAGACCGTAAGCGAGCAGGGAATACAGATTAGCTCTATGTCATCTTCTATTGAGCAGAATGCAGAGCAAATCAAGCTTGAGGTAACAAATAGGCAAGAAGCAATCGACGGTGCCGTAAATGACATGTCAACATTAATCGAGGCAACTGCCGGTCAGCTTCGTATTGAGATATCTGGTGCCGTTGATGAGGCCGGGAATGCTATTGACATCGCGAACAATTCCATTAAACATGTGGATGTAGAGTATGGTCTAAGTGACAGCCCTACCGTTGAGCCAACGGAATGGTCAACCGACTCTCCTCAATGGCAAGCCGGGAAGTATATCTGGCAAAGAACGAAGACAACGAACCAAGAGGGGGTTGCCAACTATTCTGAGGCGGTGTGCATCCAAGGTGCAAAGGGTCAAGATGGCATTGATGGTACCAACGGTACGGATGGTCTGCCCGGTAAGGATGGAGTGGATGGCAAGGATGGAACGTCTTCATATGTTCATATCAGATACTCTGCCGTTCCAGAGCCAAGCGATGACCAGATGCTAAGTGAACCAGCTGAATATATAGGCATTTGCGTCAGCAACAATCCTGCGGCACCTACTACTGCATCTAGTTATGAATGGTCAAAGCTTGAGGGCACAGATGGTAGGGACGGACTTCCGGGTAAAGACGGAGAAGATGGTACATCTACATATGTTCACTTTGCATATTCCACTTCTTCTGATGGTTCTCAAAATTTCTCAACAACCTCATTTGATGGCGCTCTATATATCGGTGTTCTGACAGATAACAATATTGATGATTCGCCGAACTACATCGACTATGCTTGGAGTAGGATGAGAGGTGAAGATGGCACGGACGGATTGCCCGGTAAAGATGGCACTAATGGAAAAGATGGAGTTTCTTCATATGTTCACATCAAATACTCTCCTGTTCCAAATCCAAAGGATGACCAGATTAGTGAAACCGTGAACACATATATCGGTATTTGTGTTGACCACAACGTTAATGACCCAACGACTGCATCTAGTTATAGTTGGACAAAGTTAGAAGGCCATGACGGAGAGGACGGACTTCCCGGCAGGGATGGTGAGGATGGAACGAGCGCTTATGTTCACTTTGCATACTCTACCTCAGCAGATGGTTCTCAGAACTTCTCAACAACTTCATTTAAGGGTGCGACATACATTGGCGTTCTAAGTGATAACAACATTGATGACTCTACGAATTACCAAGACTATGCTTGGAGCAAAATGAAGGGAGAGGACGGTAAAGACGGCCTTCCCGGTAAGGATGGCACAAATGGCAAGGATGGAGTTTCTTCATATGTTCACATCAAGTATGCGCCAGTGTCTAATCCAACAGATTCTCAGATGACGGAGACGCCAGATGAATACATCGGTATTTGTGTTGACTCCAATGTGGCGGACCCAACAACTGCGTTAAGCTACAAGTGGTCGAAGTTCGAGGGTCAGGATGGCGCAAATGGCCTTCCCGGAAAGGACGGCACGGATGGAACCTCTGCCTATGTTCACTTCGCGTATTCAACAACGCCCGATGGCTCTGGCAACTTCTCAACGACCCCCTTTGACGGAGCATTGTACATCGGCGTGCTGAGCAATGATGTCATTGCTGATTCTCAAGTGTATACTGACTACGCATGGAGCCGTATGAAGGGTGAGGACGGTGTTGATGGTGAGGCTGGTAGAGGCGTTGATGACATTATAGACCAGTATGCCATGAACACAAATCCAAATTCTGCCCCTGCTACCGGATGGTCAACGGCGCAACCAGAATGGCAAAGCGGATATTATATCTGGACTCGCTCTGAGATTCATTGGTCTGACGGAGAAGTCACGCATACCGACCCTGTTCTTGCCAAAGCTATCAACAGTGCAAACGAGAACGCAAACTGGGTTCGCTCGTATATGACATATGATTCTACCGGTCTTACGATTGGCGTAGATGGTGAGCCGATATCCGTTAAGATGGCAAGTTCCGGCAGCTTCCAAGTCAAAAGAAATGGCACCACTCTTGCCAATTATGGCTCTTCATTGAATTTCTATAACACCAGCGGTGTGTCTATGTTGAATATTAATGGTAATGCCATTACCGTTGGCAGGACTAGCAGCTCATATTATAATACCTATATTACCTCTAACGGATTCAACATTAGACAAGGAACTACGACAATCGCACAATATACTGGAAATACGATTAATTTAGGTATGAACTCATCTGCCGCCACTCTTAATCTTGCTAGTAATAGTCTTATCATTACCGGTTCGTCTGATGGTTTAGGTGGCAAAATCGCCAATAGCGGAGGCGCATATTTCTCATTTATATCAACGGGATTTGATGATACCGGGGCTGACAGTTATCCCTCTATGTATTCAAGGGGAGGTGGCATAACGTGTTATTATGGTGGGGCAGGTTGGAATACTTTAGGTGCTTATGGTTATGCCGATACTCTTCTCGGAGGAACGGAACTGTATAAAAATAGTTCATATGGTACAAATTCAACCTTTTATTTGAATGACAGAGTAAAAGACTATCTATATGGATTTACATGTTTAGATATATGTTATAGAGATTCTGCTAGTCAAAATAAATTCAGATATTACTGTCAAAGAGTGTATACAAAGGATAACGCATATTTAGGTGCCTCATCAAGTCATTATGTAATTAGGACGTCTTTAAGCTACAACACCTATGGTGCAAGTCAGATGTCTACGACTGCATGTATCATTGAGATTAATATGAACAAAGGCAGTATAACGTTTTTAACAGATAACTGTGGTACATCAACAACATCAAACAGTGGACAAAGTGTCAAAAGTCAACAGCCATTGTATATTACAAAGGTGGTGGGATATAGATAATGGGACTTAAAAAAGATATAGAAGACAGTAACGGCATCATGGTTAGTTACCATCGTGTTGTCAGACTGCAATCAATCATTAACCATTCTAGCCTAATAGAGATTGCTAGTTATGTTTCGCAACAGAAGAGAAATATGGAGAAAGGAAATCCTTCATTTAGTAATATCTATTCTGTCGGAACATACTATAATATCCCATATGACCCGGAACTTAACGTTGTCAAAGCATATGAGTATATCAAGTCTCTCCCGGAGTTCGAGGGAGCAGAGGACATTCTAGATGAGGACATTCCGGGGCTTGAGGAAAACAGCGATGCGACAACGGAAGTATAGACAAATTAAAACACAATGAAAGGATGAAAGAATATGAATGAGAACAACACTGCTACTACTCCATCTAAGCCAACAACTACTTCTATGGAGCCAAATCAGGTTCTTTCAGAACCAATCAAGCCGCTTCACATGCTTCGAAACGAGTTCATGGATACGCTAATCAAGGCAGCAAATGAGTGCAAGCTGCCCTTTGTAATCATGGAATATGTGGTTCGCGATTTCTATGAGGAGGTTCGTAGCACCGCAGCGCGTCAGTATGAGAAGGACAAAGAGGATTATGAGAACGCGTTGAGGAAGGTTGCTCAGTAACTAACCATATCATATAAAAAAAAAGGAGTGATTCAAATGACTCAGATTAACTGGACTGTGCGAATTCACAACCCTCTGTGGTGGGCGCAGATTGTCGCATCAATCGTACTCCCGCTAATCGTCGGTGTCGGCTTTGCTTGGGAGGACATGACATCTTGGGCAACGCTTGGTTCTGTGCTTCTGAAGGCAATGCAGAACCCGGTTGTCGTTGTCTCTATGCTTGTCTCCCTTTGGAATACCGTGACCGACCCGACCACTGCCGGACTTGGCGACTCTGAACAGGCCATGGCCTATAAGGTGCCAAAGGGTAGGCATCTTAAGGATGTTTCTGCATAGCAGAAGCTATGATGCGGCGTAACTAGTAAGCTTATATGCTTATGTTTTGGGGAGGGCTTATTGCTCTCCCCCTATTTTAGAAATCATAAAGGAGAGAGCGCTTTTAAGCCAATGACCGCTGTTGCGATTAATGTTAGCAAGGGTTCGATAAGATATCGCATACACGCAAAGGAAAAATTGGCACCCTTTGGTCACTGGCTATGATATGAACGACTTCCACAATGGCTATGCCGTAAGATGGCAGGAACGTCATTGATGGAATACAGATAGAATTTGATGATGGCTCTAACAAGGTATGGTATCGCTCGTCTACTGTTAACAATGGCAGTTGGACTGTTGACAACAGGGTGTTGACCGGGGCGATGGACAAGTTGCAGATAGCCATTTCTCGAACGAACCCATTTTGATGGAGATACTACCTTGGAAGGACTAATACACTATGACTGATTACATGGAATATTTGAATTTGCCAGAGAAGATAACTATTGCAATAGTCGGGTTGTTTCTGATTATGCAGATTGTCGGCGAGTTCTGTGAACTTGGCGGCAAGACCGTCCCCGAGATTCTTAAGATAAGAAAGTTCTTTAAGAGAAAGAGGCAGGAGCGTGAGACAATCGCATCCATCCCAGAGACGTTGAAGGAGTTCAATACGTTTCTAGAGTCTGTCAATCAGCATTACAGCGATGATAACATAGCACAGAGAAACGATTGGATGAAGCATGTAAATGATGGTCTTGACGATGTGAAGATTCTGTCCAAATATGTGGAAGACCTGTACATCGACAACAGGCGCAATATGATTATCGACTTTGCATCAAGCGTAGTGAATAGTGACAAGCTCTTCACAAGAGAGCAGTTCAACCGTATTTTCAAGGTGTATAAGGAATATGAGGAATTCATTGATATGCACGACAGGACCAATGGTGAAATCGATGTTGCTATCAATATCATCAAAGAGGCATATGAGAAAAGAACGAGAGAGCATAGCTTTGTAGAGGATGTGCAAGGCTATGAGAATTAGAATATTATATTAAAAAAAAATGATTGGAGGTGCTGGCATGTTTGGAGTAGAATGCTTTGACACTCATGATGAGCCAATCAGTCATTACACTCAATGGGACATCAATCAGACTTTGAAGATTGTTCTATATGGCATGGATGACGGCTATATGAAGAACGCACCATATGTTCATTTCGCAAACATCAAGAGGTCTGAAGCCCTTGTGGTTCGCTCTACTTTGCAGGGTGACGATACTGTGCTGGTTGACATACCGAATCAATTGCTACAGGAGTCATATCCTCTTCTTATATATGTATACCTAAACGACTCAAGCGACGCAAGCTCTCAGAGAACAATTGTCAAGATTGAGATTCCAGTTCATAAGAGGGCAAGACCAAGCGACTATGAGTATGTTGAGAACATTGACAAGATTACTGCCGAGGTTATCAAGCAAGAGATATATGATGACGTCATGGACGAGGTTCATGGCGGAAATATTGCATACCCGTATGTGACCTTCATAGACGAGTCCACTGGCAAGCATGTGAATCTCAAGGTATCAGACGAGAAGTTCGGTCTATATGTTGACTCCACGAATCGTCAGCTATTGGACACGGGGGACATCGTAAACAACTTAATGACTAACAGCTCCACGAAGGCGCTCAGTGCCAGTATGGGTGCGACTATTAAAAACATGGTCGATGTCATTCCCGACAATATTGACGAGAAGATTGAGGAGCATGATTCTTCGCCGACTTCGCACAGTGATATCAGAGACAGCATAACAGAGATTGAGAACAAGATTGATGACATTATGCTCGATGACACTATCAGTGGCAGTGGCATTCTGACAACTACGGACACCCTTGTGGACTCCTCGCCCATCGAGATGAGAATCAAAGGCAACACGGTGCAGAATCTGTGGGTGAATCCGAGCGGGACGAGTGGCGGCGTAACGGTAACGAGCAACGCTGACGGGAGCATGACGATTAGCGGTACATCAACGGGCGATTTCTACATATACTCTACGATTTACTCGCTAAAGCCGGGATCAACTTACACGCTGTCTATTGATAAAGATATAAGGGCCAACATATCAATACAGGCATATAACAGCGATGGCTACATATCGGATATTGCGTCTATCGGAAGTAATGGACATTCTACGAATAAGGCAGTCTTACCGCAGAACGCGACCTATGCGAGATTGATGATTCAAGGCACGGCTGGACGGACGCTTTCCGGCACCTACCGCGTCATGCTCAACGAAGGCAGCGAACCTGAGCCGTGGTGCCCGCCTGGTCTGAACAGCGTGGACGAGCTGAGCTTGGTGTGCGCGGGGAAGAATCTGCTTGAGCCGCAAGCATATCTCGGAAACTATACATACGGAATTGCTTTAGGGATTAGAGATGCGGAGCGGAGAACCGAAATCAGTCTTCCGCATACGACAGCTGGTAGCTACCAAGGCGTCGCGTTTTACTTCGAAGCTAAGGCCGGAAACAGCTACACGTTTACACAGCACAATGCCCCCGCTGGCGCGGTCTTAAAGCTACAGCAGTTCTATCCGAAGCAGGAATCGGTATCCGCTACCGGCACAGGCAAATACACTGGCGTATACGCCGTAGGCAGCTTTTCAAGTGGCGCCACGTTTACGTTCGAGAATGACGGACTTGTTGTTGTCCTTTCTGCGCTTGAGGGAACAGGAACAGCGACATGGCCCGCCGACTTCAGCATGCAGCTCGAACTCGGCTCCACCGCCACCTCATACGAGCCGCCCGCAGTGACCACCACTCCTATCGACCTCGACGGCAACATTCTCTGCTCTCTTCCCGATGGCACTCATGATGAGCTGACTATCGACGCCACCGGGGCGGTGACGCTGACGAAGAGGGTCGGGGTGTTTGAGGCGACAGAGGACACCTCGTGGAGTGGATACTCCGGGTCGGGAAATGTCAACGCGTACTATACGAACACGGGCATGGATGCGCACGCTCCTACTGGGGATACAGTCAATGCTGTTGACACCAAGATGATGTGCGATGATTTCCCATGTTATCAGACTCTTTGGCACACTAACGTTGCAACACCGCGCGTCGGAATATCAGACAACGCGATGTACACAAACGCGATGTTCTACAACAGCGCAGGATACGGTCCTGCTGCATCCGACACCCGCATGACCGTGCTCTATCCCCTCGCCACCCCGAAGACCATCCCACTCACCGCTGTCACGCTTCCCTCTTTTCCATCAGACAAGTCCAATATCTACACGACATCCAATGTCCCGACAGCAGGGCTGACGGTAAGATATTGGAAGAAAGGCGGAGAGCTTGTGGCAAACCTATATAAACTGCTACGGAATCATGAAGCTTGAGTCTGCGACAACTGTCGTTATTCGAACCGTGGTCTGAACTAACTAATAGTAATTAATATAAAATACAAAATATAAAATATTAAAGGAGGGTGTATGTCATTGATGTATAAAGAAAAAGCGGCGCAGCTAATGGAACATCTTTGTACGCACAGCTCACATGGTTACTCGCAACCCAATAGAATGGGAACCGGTGTAATGGAAACCGTCACTCTGTCGGATGGTTCGACATATCAGATTTCTCTTGGTGACCGCGATTGTTCAAGCGCCGTCATTGATGCATGGAACACGGCATGCCCCGGAAGCACTGGTAATGCAAGTTACACCGGTAACATGAGAAGCGAGTTCACGAAGCATGGGTTCACTTGGCATCCATGGAAAGACGGCTATCAGGCTCAGCGTGGTGATGTATACCTGAATGAGTCTCGTCATACCGCTATGTGTCTCGGCAATGGCAAATTGGGCGAGTTCAGTCGTTCTGAAAACCATTCTATCACCGGTCAGATTGGTGACCAAGATGGATGGGAAAGCCACATCACGAACTTCTATAATTATAGTGCTGGCTGGGATGGCGTTCTGGCTTATAATGAGAATTCACAAGATGATAAGGAGCAGAATATGGCGAAGGTATTTGTAATCTGTGGTCATGGCGAAGGTGATTCTGGCGCAGTTGGTGGCGGATATACTGAGGCTGATTTGGTTCGTAGACTAGCAAATAGGATGAAGGCTCTTGGTGGCGACGCCGTTCAGGTTGGTGACACATCTAAGAACTGGTATGCCGACAACCTAATCTCGAAGGGATGGTGCCCTGCTGGCGTTCCGGTAATCGAGCTTCATATGGACAGCGCATCTGCGTCTGCAAGGGGTGGTCACGTAATCATCAAGTCTGGTTTTGCTGCTGACTCAATTGACAATGCTCTGGAAAGTTTCATATCCTCCTTCTTCCCCGGTCGTGCGAACAGCATCGTTGGTCGTAGTGACCTAGCGAATGTCAATCGTGCCGCATCTATGGGTGTGAATTATAGGCTTGTCGAGAACGGGTTCATCTCCAATAGCAATGACAGGAATAAGTTTATCAATCAGATGGATGACCTAGCAAGAGGCATTCTGAATTGCTTTGGAATCTCCACATCTACTCCAACTCCCGAACCAGAGCCTACGCCAGAGCCGAAGCCTCCACTACCCGATGTTCTCAAGGGCTATACTGACCTAGATTCTGAGGCTTGGTATGTCGATGCCATCGAGTTTGTCGTAAAGAACCATTGGATGAGCGGCTATAGTTCCACCACGTTTGGTCCAAATGATGCTCTGACTCGTGCTCAGGCAGTTTGTGTGATTGCCAATGTTGCTGGCATGGAGCCTGATGAGCCGTTTGAGGATGTCAAGGCAAGCCCCTTCTATTATAAGGCTGTTGAGTGGGCAGAGAAAAACGGAATCGTCAATGGTAATGATGGAAAGTTCTACCCAGAAGACCCGTGCTCACGTCAGGACTTTGCATGCATGCTTTATAATTACTTTGACAACCCGACACCAAAGGGACAGCCAACCGGTTATACTGATTGGAATGATGTGGCAGACTATGCAAAGAATGCAGTGGCTTGGTGCGTCGAACAGGGGGTTATCAGCGGTTCCAATGGCAAGCTAAATCCAACTGGCAATTGTACCCGAGCAGAATGTGCGAGTATGCTTTACAATGCAGACAAAGCTGGCCTAATTTAGTTATTCTATTTTCATAAGGACGGTACACTTCGGTGTGCTGTCCTTTTTTTTTACGACGTATAGTGTCGTTTTTTTTTTTACGATAATTTTAAAAGGATTGCTGATTTATGCGAACGCATAGATTTAATCTCATTCACATGCTTTTTATGCGAACGCATAAGAATAAATACTCTGGCTCTTAGCTCTATAACCATAGTGCAGATATTATGTTTCTATTATATAAACAAATGGGAGGCAGGAACAATCCCGCCTCCCCAATATCATGAAGCTTGTTGAGCGTCTTCTCTGACAATTAGTTATGTTTTGATGAAAGATGTATATAGTTTATTCATTGAACTTAATGAATGGAAATAGCATGTCCTCAAAGTCCTTCATATAAATGTCCTCAAAGTCCTTCATATAACGTAGGTTTCTGATATAACGATTAAGATACCATACAGCTTTCTCAAGGTCTTCGATTTCTTTGTCAACATCAGACATGCTGCCATCATGCTTTTTACCAGCTCTTGAGATGTATTTCACCGCATTTCCGAGATGATAACCAAGCTGCTTATCTTCAATATAATCAATTACCTCAATGTTACCATCACAATAATGAGAAGGATGATTTACAGAATCATTATCTTGCCCATTAACAGAATCGTCTTCATTGAATTCACAATTGTCACAATCGCCATCACAGTCGATGTCGTCATCATTGGGAACCTTGTCATCATCCGTCTCTGAGCGCTCATCATAAAACTCACAGCTCTCGCAATCCCAATCACAGTCATCATAATCATCGTTGCGATGTTCTAGCTTCTTCTCTAGCTCTTTGCTGACCTCATTGATAAACTCGCAAATTAAATCATCGTACATCGTATTGTCCTCCTTTTTATGACTTTTAGTATTTACGGCTCTGTGCATTTGCAATCCTATTAGACCATCGCTCCTCCTTGTGCTTAATCTGCTCATAGTCAACACCAAGCCCTAGATATGTGGCACATTGTGCTACGTCTGTAAGTTCCTCTCTAACCATGTCCTTTGCCTCAATAAGACTGATTGGCGTTGGATTCGTTCCATGCATGATACGAGCGACCTTTAGTGCCGCTTGGGCAAGCTCTGATGCCTCCTCTGCAAGTTGCGTATACATTGCCTCCCAACCGATACTACGAGCGATATAATCTTGCTTTGTCTGCATTAATCATCATCCCAATCATACTTAATAGAGAAGGCGTCTCCTAGCTCATATGATGGTCTGCTTATCTGCCACCATTGAATCCTGTTACCAAAGTTACTTTCTGCAATCGTAATGTATCTATCGTAGATATCATTATAGCCAATGCTCGTTACCTTATATTTTTCTCGTGTGTATTCCATTAGTTGTCTCCAAACTCACCAGTAATAAGCTCTGAATATGGAAGAGACTCAATCCACTTCATGAAACCAACAGACCATTCGTCAAGCTTATGACTTTTACGAGATTTATAGATGTTTGCTAGCACCTCATAGTTTAGCATAACTGTACGCTTCTGGTTGTATGAAGACGGGAGAAGTTGAATCATCTGCCACCAATACGTCTTGTCCTTAGTTTTGAGATATAGCTCTCGATAAATATTAAGATGGCAGATGACGTGACCCAGAAGTTCATTCGGAGCCATGGTAATGTCGTTTCCGTCTGAGTCTAGCACTTTTCCATGTCTTCCGTTGAGCAAATGATTATCCGAGAAATCAAGCATTGTGAATTCCTTCTTATGAATCGTATGCATGGTACTACACGAATTGGCAACGGTCCCAACCTTATACGTATCGAATTCCTTCCCATTAATGGACTATCTTTTACTATTGTTATAACAATAGGACACCATTTCGGTTTTCAAGGGATTCGTTTCCTAAAACCCTGCTGCGTATCAATAGCAACCCTACTCCCCCGCCCGTAAGGCATAGGGGATAGTCTCTACAGGTTCATCTTAGTAATTTACTAAGATGTTTCCCACGGGATTCCAATGGGCGGTTCCCCGTTAGCCACAAAACGTGACCCCTGTTGATAAGCAGGAAAAGTGTTTCATTGGCAGAAAGAATTTACCAATACAGTGGCGCAGTAATATCTACATACACGGTAATCATGCGCATAAACTTGCGATGGTCTGTACCGGCGTTGCATAGATGTTTCATAAGGTTGTGGTCATTAGGACCAATCTTGTACTCATAAAAATCACGCTCCTCTTCTGGGCTATAGTCTGTGCATTCCCAATAACTATCACTCTTCTCCCAAGAATTCAAAGGATTCCGCATCCCACGAATAGCATTGTCCCATCCGAGAATTTCGGTGTTTTCAAACTTAATCATATATCCATCTCCTTACCATCGTGATTGAAACTTTGTACATCTAGGCTCTATCGAGCAATTGGGTGGAAACTCTGGAATGTCGTAACTTTGTCTCTTGGCCACCCTTAGCCAGTCATAGAAATCTGAGAAAAACTCGTTGGTTCTATCCTTTAGTCCGCATACATCACAATGCGCACAATCCAAACAGCTGTTAATCTTCATGGCATATATCCTTAATTGTTAATCGTCGCTCCTTTTGACAAAGTATATTTTACAGATTGTCGTTAAGATAGTCAATATACTCTTTCCACAAACCCTTCGACCAGATGTACTCTTTGATGCTCCTTGACATCCTCATTTTTCTCATATCCGCCTTATAGTCAAATGGCTTCCTTGCCCTAGGGTTCTCCTTTAGTCTCTTTGCAAGAACGTTGTCCATGAACGATTTGTTCAGACTCTTCAGCTTTGCCATGTTGCCGCAGTTGATTGAAGAGGTGGCGTTCTTATACATTACCATATCATCATCAGGGATAGTGACGCTGTTGTCCTTTGGAAGATTGCGCTTGCTCATGGGAGAGATATTCGCACCGCTTATCTTGGCCTTGAGAAGCTTTGCCACTTTCTCAATGTCATTCGAGGAGAAGAAGAATCGTACTTCCTCATCTGTCTCATCATACGCATAGTATTCAATCTTCTCTTTATCCATGGCCTTGCGGACGTTGCGACCCCTGCCAAGTGACGGAACATATGCTGCAAGCTGCATCTCCTTGTGTCCGTCTGTACCATATGCATAGATTCTGCTGCCATGTTGGCATACGATGTAAATCTCAAGGTCTTCCTCCACGTCTCCGTTTGGTGTTCGAGGGAAGTCGTTCGTATCTTGGTCAATCACAGGAAGCAATCTATAGCTCCCCTTGTACTTCATCATGTATCTGTTAGACATGCTTACTCCAATTCAAATTTCGCCAAGTCATCTATCAACACGAACTTGTCTTCCATAAAGTGACCTATTCCAACACACTTGGCTCCCCATGAACAGTTTGGGTCTTCATAGACGATGCGGCATGGGATGTTTTTAATATCTGATAGCCTGATGCCGTCCTCTTTTGTAAGCCCCATCAGCTCTATGAACTTCTTGATGATGAATCCTAGGTTAACCGTGTTGTTATAGTGACACATTGCACAAACGTTCTTGCACCGTATCTCAAACGTGACACAGTTGCCGAAGTGCCCAATACAGTTTACATCGACCCTTTCAATGATGTTGTTCTCGATGCCATATCCCATGTTTTCGATTTGGCCCTTGGTCTTGATGATGTCGTTCGCGTTTTCGCTTTTCTTGGCAGCGATGATATCTCTATCAACCATTGGTAAATCCATTCTCTAGAAACCACTGTCTGTTGACGCCATCTGGCACACAATCGAAGATGTCTCGTTTCCAAGCATTGTACATTAGAGCCGCTTTGTCCTTGTATAGCTCATCGGTCTCATCAGAGTATGCATTGATTATCTCTCCACCATTTTGCGTCCACTCATATTCTACATACTTAGAGCCATCAAACTCGATTCCGTATTCTTTTACCACATAAGTGTCATCGTTACCAGATGCCATAACCTTTACCATAGCATATGGTCTAATCTTGCACTTTCTGCTGTTACATTTATCTGGATACATCATTCGTATGCTGAGCCTAACCTTGTTGCCATCGTAGCAACGAGACCAGTCATCTGTAACTGTGACATATCTCTCCTCTATCTTATACATATAACTCCAATTCATATAGATGAGTAATACGAACTACATGGTATTATAGCATAAAGGGGTAACAGAGTTTGCGCTCCATTACCCCTATGCAATTGAATTCATAAAGTCTTCATAATTAGAAGTCTCTGTGTCTCTCGATGCCATAATCTCTGAGCAGACGTTTGAAGTCTAGATTATAATCCCTATCTTTTGTGCGTAGAATGAATCTCTTTACTTGGTCAACATTGACGATGATTCTGTCTGGTTTATCATCGGACACATTTACATTAGTCGAATATTCACGACAAGTATCCTCATCATACATTGTAAACTTCTTGAACTCATTCATGGTTATCGCTTCTTATCGGTAGACCCAAAGCCTCCGGTCCTACCAGTCGTAACGTTATCGCAATACGTCGTATGATAATTCAGGAAGATACCCTGAGCAAATGCCTGACCTTGCTCAATTACAACGGTATCATCACCTCGGTTTACCAGCTTCAACATGATATGTCCATCATTGTCAGCATCATAATAATCTGCGTCAACGATGCCCACGGTGTTGCACAGCCCAATCTGATACTTGGTTCCAAGACCGCTACGAGGAAACACCATGAGAACCATATCGTGTGGCATATAGGAGCGGATACCGGTTGGAATCATAATTGTCTCACCGGGCTTTAGCATAAAGTTCAGAGGAGACACAAAATCATAACCAGCAGAATATGCAGTTGAACGCGATGGCAGCGTCAGAGCGTCATACATTGTCTTGATGTCATGAATGTCATCCTTGTTGTTGCCATCCCAATCATCTGGGAAGTTCTTCAGCCAATCGTTGCAGAACTGTGAAAATGAAACCTTCTCAAACCGAGGATAATCTTTCTTAAATTCATTCATCAGATACTTGTCGATATACTCCTCATCGTATCCGTGCATCAGCATGTCATCAAATAGCTCCATAAACTTGCTCATGTTTTACACCTTTCTTATTAATATTTCCATATGCGCATAATGATTGTTGCTCTAATCGTAAACTTCAATGGCCCATTTGATTTTCTCGTCATCTGGCATTTTATACACTACGAATTCCTTGAATGGAGACTCTGGCATAAGTTTGTCAAATGCATCTTCGAACGAGTCTGCGTCCATTACCCAATCTGGTACGCTAAATCCTTCGGTGCATTCCTTTGTCAGAGGCACACATGTTACCGGTGGCTCGTTTGCGTCTGCGTTGCACGTTCTGAATACATAGAACTTCATTCTGCCCTCCTGCTGCCTTGTATTACCCTCGCCAGTCATCATAGATTTCAATATTGTATTCAACGCCATCCATGTCTGACTTCATAATTATGAACTCGTATCGGTCACCCTCTTCAAACTCTTGACGCAGCATCGCAATTGCATCATCGAGTGATTGTGCCTCAATAGTAAAGTAGACATTGATTTGGTCATTTACATATGGGATTTCGTGTCTCTTACATTGTACGGTCTTGCATGGGCACTCGACCGAATCGGGCGCTTCTCCGTAATCTGGGAAATAAGTGTATGTCCATGAGCTTGTTCTCGTCACCTCATATGTGTTCATTGCTTTCCTTTCGTTATTTTCTTTTGCTGACGAGATAATTATACGACGGCGCAGAACATGTTGTTGCGAGATGTTTTGTATTCATATGTTCTACATATTTGATTGGCTTGCTTGTTTTGTCTGCGCCGTCGTTGTCATATATTGCGAATTGCAGAATGTTGCATATGACGTTAGTTGTCATCTATTGTTGTTGTATCATGAAACTCAAAATATAAGATTTATGATTTATTATATTGGTGATTTTATATATGCCAACCATTGTATAACCTAATTATTAAACAGTATAACATTATGATTAGTAATTGTTTTCTTAACATCAATCACCCTTTGATTAGTTGAACCAGCCCAAGGATAATTAACGTCTGCCAATTTTTTAATGAATCTGCCATCAACAATAACATCACATAGTTTGACAATGTTATATAGCTTTGCGTTTGATACAATCTCTTCCCATGAAAATCCCGTATAGAGCCAGATAGTCTTGTTTGGATATCTTTCTTTGATGTCTGTTGCAAATTCAAGAACATCATCGATATTAGCTTCGTTCAATGGGTCTCCGCCAGACAAAGTAATGCCAGAAATATAATCCTTGTCAAGCTCTGCATATACCATATTTTTGGCTTCTTCATCAAATGGTTTGCTGCCATATCCGTTCCATGTCTCTGGGTTGTGACATCCGGGACAATGATGGTCGCACATTGCAAGGAAGACAACTACTCTTAGTCCATCACCGTTAAGCATATCGTCTGTTCTAATCATATGATAGTTCATTGTACAACACCTCACAGACTACATGCTTTTGCGCTCTTTGATTTCTACAACCTTAGCATGGTTATAACGACTCTTACCATGAATCTTAGTATATCCGATATAACCATTCATGCGGTCAATCTGCGTGATGTTTTCACTACCACACTTAGGACATACATCCATTTCAAGCTGCTCATAACCACAGTCTTCGCAATAAGAAAGAGCTAGGTTGCATCCCTCGTAGAACCCCTTCTGCATACCACGACGAACAAGGGTCTTTTGCGCCTCATGGTTGTATGAAACAGGATAGCGACAATATTGAATCTTACCACCATTGAACATATTCCAGAATCTATCCTCTAGGTCTTGTTTCTGAATTGGAGTAATGTCCTCCCAAACTCCACAGTGGAACGAGTTAGAGACATACTCTCGGTCTGATACTCCCTTGACAATGCCATACTTCTTACGGAATTGTTCTACCTGTAATCCACATAACGACTCGGCAGGAGTTCCGTAAACAGCCCACAGGATATTGTCTTCCTTCTTGATGCGGTTTACATAGTCGTTGATATACTGCATCACTTCAAGAGCGAATTCACCATCTTCAACAAGCGACTTGCCATTATATAGCTCTTGTAGTTCGTTCAATGCCGTGATGCCAAAACTCATCGTCATCGGAGGAAGCAGCTTGCCAATCTTCTCATCTGCTTTAAGCGTACCACCTAGTAGGCCACCTTGCATAAAGGCAAGCGGATTCGTAGATGCGGGTTTCTCTGCAATGAACGCATAAGTTCTCTTGTGAAGGTTACGAATCATCTCAAGATAATAATCAAGAACCTCATAAAAATCCATATTCTCTTGGCGAGCCTTAGCGAGAATCATTGGTAGATGGAGAGAAATAGCGCCCAAATTACAGCGCCCCTCAAACACAGGATAATCATCATCGTCTGCCGGTTCCATTCCACCACGGACGTACCAAGGAGAAAGCGAAGCTCTGCACGTTTTATCGAATATCACTATTCGCACTGACCATATGTTCTCTCAGAATTGCTAATTCTTCATCGAGCCTATTGCTTAGAACGGGTGCTTATCTCCCGTCCTACACTGCTACACTCATCACAGTTGGTCGATACACCTTCCTATAGGTTATCTATAGGCTTGGCACGGACTCATCTTATATCATAAACTCTCGTCTCCATAAGACCTATCCGTTAGCATGATTTCTCACACACCCTTTAAGCAAGGTTCAATAGGTTTTACATGGGCTGCATTTTCACTTACCCATAAGCGATACTACTTTACCATATTTCTTATACATAGATGGGATATATCCCTCTCCTGTGAGACTTAAAAAATCCAAGCCCATGTATGTCACCATACCACGCTCTCACAATACGTGTTGGGCTTTTGACTATATCATAATCCAATGAACTGTCATTGGATTCTTCGCACTTCCACACAATGAATTTCACATTATGTGTACTCTACTCCGTTCTCACATAAGCTACGTCTTATGCTACCGTTTCGATAGTCGATTGAGAATTTAATCTATCATAATCTTGTTTATAAATGAAACATATATTTTGATAAAACAAACAATTTTTAATATCGAAAAGCTTTGAATTACCTTCAAGACATTTTCTAATTTCATGTTGTTTTACATATTGATATTTCTTAAATGTATTTGCTCTTGAACGAATGTTGTCAATAATATCGTAATCTGTATTAAGTACCAAAACTTCTTTAGCATTTTTGCTTTGTGTTCCCAAGCGAGTTTGTCTTATTTTTTCTTTTGCTTCTTCAGAAAGATGTTTACCTTTAAACGGAGCTGGCCTAGATTTTACGCTGTCTATCAGTCTTTGACGAGATTCATCTGTGAAATGGTGTTTAAGACCAGTCATAGACTTACTCATTTTCTTTTTCGTTTCTTCTGTATGGTGTCTGCCCAAGAAACTTTTAGATATTTCTCTATGCCGCTCTTTTTCTTCGTCTGATATAAAAGAGTACCAGTCTGAACTGCCATCACCTCCGCTAGTTAAATTTGTTAGTCTATGTCCAAGCTCTTTATAATATTTAATATAATATCTTTCTTTTTCAAACGCAGTTTCTTCGTCTAAATCAGTTTCTATAAATTTGATTACTATATTATCCATTCCAACTTTATTGACAACATTGTTGAAATACCTATTTCTCATATTCCTATCTTTATATCTATTACCGTGTCCTTTTCCAATATAAAACACTTGATTCGTGTCTAATCTTATCCATTTATAAACATAGTATATTTTTCTATCATCCATCTTGTCTCCAAGTAAATCGAAACAAGATTATAATGATTAAACTCCACAGGATAGCGTTCATATAAAATGAACATTCCCCTGTTAGCATAACTCTTAGCCGTCATTTCCTACGGTTACTAACGTGAGTTACACACCCTGCAATTACAGGTTCACGAAGTTTTCTTGGTAGCTTACGCTGCCAAGCCCCAATTTTGTTTAGGGTACATTGTCTTGCTGCTGCACTCAATAGCGATATCGAAAAGATATTCTAGCTCTTTTCCTTTGCCATGAAGATTATCATCGTAAAGGAATGTTAGCTTAGGGAATAGGACTGGACGCTTAAATCCCGGCTTACCCTGCCCACCCATACGAACACGTAGCGCTGCCTCACTTGCCATTCTCTCGAACTTGCTTGTACCAATGCCAAACGAGATGGCAATGAATGGATAATCGCCACGAGAAGAACCAACGGTATTGAATCGATACTCCCAAGACTGGAAGCCCTGTTCCATATCTCGATATACCTTTTTATCCGCATACTTCTCTGCGTTCTCTTTTGCTTCGTCGCTATCTTCATTCACGATATCGAAATATTCATCATAATACTTCTTATATGACTTCTCTGCATAAGGAGCAAGAATAGTATCGACTCGTGGAATTGTAAACCCACCATATTGTTGCGATGCCGCGCTCATAGTCACATCTGAGATGACATCGAATGCAACATCAAGAGTCTTAGGCTCGTTATACCAGACGTTACCCATCTCAAATCCGCTTTTGACAACGTTCCCCATATCAAACAGACAACAGTTAAATCCGTCGAGACGGTCTTTCATGTCATGGATATAGATGTATCCATCATTCGATGCTTGAAGCTCATCTTTATTCAAGAAAAACTTACGATATAGATTCTTATTAAGCTGACCATAAATCAATGAGCGCTGTGTAGAAATCATAGAAGAGTCTGTGTTGGCATTGCTAACATCTCCAATGTATCTGATTGATTGGCTCTTCTTATATACGTCATCCAGCATTGCTACAAAATCGACTTTATAATTCCTATATTCTCTATACGCCTCCCCTGTCTTAGGATACAAATCGACAAGCGTCTGTTCAACAATTGCGTGAATTGTCTGTACCGGAATATCGAAACCATCTTCATAATGCTCTGTAATATAATTCATTACAGCATCACAGACCTTATGATAGTCATCATCTGACAAATCATCGAGCGCTCTTGCCGATGCTTTCTTACAGGCATTGATAATTTTTTGTTCATTGTATGGTTCTAGTGTTCCGTCTTTTTTGATGATTTGGAAAACCGCCATAACATCACCACGCCTTTCTATTGTTGTTTGACATATATCCTTATTGGATACTATGTCGCTATTAGAGCAATACAAGATATTATACCATAATATAATTGTTCTTATTCATGAAAATCTTTACATACACAATTTCTACACACATATAATATACACATATATAATATGAAAAGATGCCCAGATGATTTCTCAAATGGGCACGAACTTTTATTATATTGATTATTCATCAGGTGTAATGGTCAGCATCACAATCTACCCTTCTCCCGCACTCCGGGCAATATTTTGGCGGTGTCTGCCAGCTCCACGTCACAGAATGCCCGCAGCTCAGCTCATACTCAAACCATGACACAGGATAATCATGTTCCTCGTAGTGAGAGGATTCGACCTTGCACGTCGGGTCTATGAGGTCGGCTAGGAGACCATATGGTGTCATAGCGTCAGAATTACCGTAACCGATTGCCTTGAGGATATTTGTAGTGAATTCACCTGTAGGAATACAGGTGCCCATGAATCCTATTTCAAGCTCCCGCAGTCTTTTGGCAACTTCGTGTCGTCTATTATCAGTTGAATCAATGACTCTCCCCATTTCAATCGCTGCCCTTTCTTACAATATCAAACATCTTTTTTGCATCGTCAAGCATATCATATCTCTTATCTGATGTTGAGTTTTTGCCAAACTTTTTATTGACTGCATCAATGTAAAAGCTAAATTCAGAGTCTTCTCCCATATAAAATTTCCCCCATTCCTCATCGCTCATGAGTCTCTTTGGGTCAAGCTGCTCAATGGCGAGGTTATCAAATGAAACTACGTTAAACCACTCATCATCAACAATTTCTGGCAGCTTGTTATACAGGTCGTTCTGACTACAAAGAACTCCAAGTCCATTGTGACCAAAGAAGTCAACACCACGACCGAATTGCTTGTATCCAAGAATCAGAACCTTGAGGTCGTTTCCCTTAAGAAGCTCTAGGTCTTCAACAGAAATGACACCATTGATTACGTGAAGAACGAGATTTGGGAACATCTTGAACCGAGAAATCATATTGTCCACGTTCTCTTTACTATCATCATAGACACTATCAATGGACACACCAAGACCATAGATTAGCTTCTTGTCACACAGAAACTTCAGGAACTCGATGTTCTTGTTGAATGTGTAATAATTGACCGTGAGACTTGGAACGAGCTTAAGCTCCTTGCACTTCTCAAGGAACGGAACGAGGTCTGGATGAAGCGGGTCGTTGCCATTCAGCGCAAGCTCTGTATATGGATGGAGACTGTCAATAAACTTGAGATTCATGAGGTCGGCATGCTTACCATCTGGCGTACACTTCTCATGGCAGAACTTGCATCCAATCTTGCACTTCTTGCTGATGCAAACGTCCATTGATTCAGGAAACTCTGGAACAAACTTGTCTCCGCTGTTATATCTAATCTTGGTACCAGAGTCACAGTCTAGCATGACAAGATAATTACCGTTCCTATATGTGACAATATTAGACATTTATGTTACCCCGTTATCTTAGAAACAATATCTGCAATTGCTGCTCCCGTAGGAGACATAATAGCACCAATGCACTTTGGTAGAAGCATAGCGAATACGATAAGCGAAATAATAACAACAATAACCATAATTCCAGCGATTATACCATATACCCAAACATTAGGGTCATCGCATTTCGAGTAATTATCTGAGGTGTTATAGTTCTTTATCATTGTCTTAAGAAAAAATACAGATAAAACAAAACTAACAACGAGACAAACAAAGGATGTTACGACGGTTCCAATATTTACTCCAAGATAATATGGAGCATATGCTGACAAAAGATTTTCTACAGCAACTCCAAGTTGATTTGCAAGCTCCTGAACGATTTCCATTGATTGTCTCCTACCAATCCTGACCGTACATACCGAATGCTACAACTGTCTCACCAGAGGGCGTAACATATGTTTCATCAAACCACTCAAGATATTCGTTATTGAGATAGTTCTTAAAAGTATAAAACCCATATTCATGGCCGCGCCAATTGCCATCGTCATCTTGATACTCGTTGCTTAGCTCGTCATCCCTAAACTTTGACAGGTCTTCACCATTATAATACTTATCCTTCTTGATAATGTCTTCTGCCTCTGCACGAG